CGTCGCGGCGTGGCCCGCCGTGGCGCTGCTGCTGGTCGTCGAGTTGCTGTCCCGGCGCGGGAAGGCCACCGCTGGGCTGCGCGACAGTCTCGCGCAATCGGGCGAAAAGCGGCCCCATCCGCTGGGTACCCCTGACGCGCCAACCGAGCAGGTCCACCCGGTGGCCGCGGTCGCGTCCGCGCCGCTGCCGGCACCGACCAGTCCGGCCGTCCCCCGGCTACGGCGCGAGTCCCGCTCGCCGCTGACCGGCCGCCCGCTCGGCAGTGCCCGGTGAGCCTAGTCCGGCTCGACTCCGCCGGCCCGAGCGATCCGGCGCACCTGCTCCCGGGTCAGTCCGGCCGCGCCGGCAACGGCGTTGACCCGCTGACCGGCGCGCAGCGCCTTCACGATGGCCGCGTGCAGCTCGGCCCGCCTCGCGCGGACCGCGTCCTGGGCGTCGCGTACGGCGCTCCGCGCGGTCTCGACAGCATCCACGGCCACGGCCAGCCGCTCCCGGGCCGTATCGATCTCATCGAGCACCCCGGCATCGTGCCCGGCAACAGGGCGAGGCCACGTCACCCGGTCTGGACGATGCCACCTGCTAGTGACAGGTGGCCACGTCGGCGGTACGGTCGTGGCACAACAAGGCGGCCCCGAGCGGCGCGTGAACGCTCACCCGGGGCCTTGACGGACACTGGAGGTCCGCCCATGACACATTCAACACCCTTCTCGGACGACGTCCGGATCGTGCACCCTCACGACATCGGCGTCCCACGGCAGGACGCCGGTCTACCCGTCGTCGACCTGACCGTCTACCTCGCCGCGCTGAAAGACGTCGAAGTCGTCGAATGCGGCATCGAGATCGCCGTCGGCCCGACCAGGGTCGTCATCTGCTCGGCCGACCTGGCGCCCACCGCTGGGGAAGTGGACGCGTTCGAACGGTTCACCGACGCAGTGTTGGAGGTCCGCACGGCTCTGCGGGACGCGTACCGGGACGGTGCCCGGTGAGCGGGCCGCTGCGCAACGACCTGCCGGTATGGCTGGCCGGCGTGCAGGGACCCGGGCATCGGGCCGAGCTTCGCGGTTACGGGGTCCTGCCGAAGATGACCGTGTGCGGGCAGTCGCTGGCCGGGATGATCCGCACCACGCTGGCCGGATGTGCGGTGAACGGGCTGCCGTGGTGCCCGCGGTGCTGGCCGGAGTCGACGCGGATCCCGGGCTGGCCGATGGGTCGCAGGGGGCGGTCATGACGGCGCTGCCGTTGCCCGCCCGGCCTGTCCGAGGTCGTCGCGGCTCGCGAATTGTTGATCAAGTGGTCCGAGGAGGCATCGACGTGAAGATCACCGAGCGGGATGTAGCGACGATATTCGACCTGGGGGTTCAGTTCGGCGAGGACCAGGCGCGCCGGAACGACTCGACGTACCGGATGCTCGTCGAGTACTGCCAGGCCCTCACCGACGGCCGTACCGAGGACGCGGACCGTCTGCGGCGGCAACTGCTCGGCGAGCTCGGTCGCGAGGAGGACACCGAGTAGGACATGCACCACAAGAGCGGCCCCTGGGGGAACCTGGGGGCCGCTCGCTGTTACGATTGAATCGTGACAGCGGACGAGGAAAGGCGGCTCGTCGCCCAAGCCCAAGCGCTGAACGAACTCGTGGACCTCGTTGAGGAGGTCTGCACGTTCGAGGTCCCCGCCGAGGACCTCGCCGAGCTCTTGGAACGCTGCGAGGACGACTGCACGCACGACTACGCCTGCGATTACCGCAGGCACCTTGAGGAAGTACGGGAGTACATAGACCACGGCGGCAAGCACAGCGACCTGACCCGCTCGGCCGACTTCCTGCGGATGGCCCTCGGTCGCGCCGAGGCGACACTGTTCCCCGCGGAGCCCGACCGCGCGCGGTTCCGGACCGTTGACGTCGTCGAGGACGCCATAGACACGCTCGGCTGGATGGGCGGCGGGTACAAGAACACACAACTCAACGCCTGGCTCGTTCAGCGCCTCGACGAGCTGGCCGAGGTCATCCGGCGCGTCCTGGCGACAGTGCCCGGCTACGAGCCGACGACGGCGCAAACCGAGCCCGTCCGTCACGAACCGATCGTGACGATCGCGTGCGGCCAGTGCGGGGTAGCCATGCCAGTCCGCGCCGGGTCGGGACGTCGGCGGGCGTACTGCTCGGACCGGTGCCGGCAGCGGGCATACCGTGGCCGATCGTGAAGGTGGCTTGGTGATCAAGCCGTCAGGATTGCTGATGTCATGATCGAGCGGAGCGACGGCACGTGTAGAGCCGCCCTGGGAATTCTCTACACCTGTCCGCCCGGGCGCGCGAGGGAGCGGATTCCGCAAGAGCCTTGCGGAATTTCGGATCACCGAAATTCAACAGGCTTCCGTTGAATGTCCGGCCCTCGCGCGCGCGGAGCGGCCCGATTCGAGACTGAACCAAATTTGTATCAGCCATCCGCCCCGCGTGCGCGAGGAGCGGCAGAACCCGTCAGCTACTACTGCCCCAGGGCGCGCTGTACGTTCCCGCCGCCGTCGTCGATGACCCGGATCCGCAGATGGCGTACGAACTCGTCCATCAACCGGTCACCGGTCCACGGGTGAGTGACCTCCACCCGTGTCGTGCCGCTCCCGGCGGCGCGGGTTGCCGGGGGCATCGTGTTGTACCCGGAGCGCGGGACCACGTCCATGCCGTGCCAGCCGGCCGCCGTACCGAGCAGGCTCGCGGCCCGCTGGCGGCCGATCCCCAGCTTCGGGATGAACGCCTCCTGGCCGGTGCCACGCTCGCCGAACAGGACGGCCGGCTTGCTGGTGATCAGCCCGGCCGCGGCCTTGGTGATGCCGCCGCGGGCGTGCGCGATGTACTGACCGGGCGCCAACGACGGCGGCCGGTACCGTTCGAAGTCGGACACGAATTTGACCTTGACGGTGACCGCCTTCGACTGGATCCCCAGCAGTTGCGCGATCAGCTTGCGGGCCTCTTCCTTCGACGCCCCGAGCGCCGTCGCAAGATCCATGATCTTCTGCCGGGCGGTCGCGAACTTCTCATTGGCGCTCTTGTATGACTCACCGTTCCGGATCGCCGCGTCGCGACTCGCGATCGCCGCGCTCGCCAGGCCGAGCAGTGCCTCGCGGTTGGACCGGCCTTTCTCGGTATTGACGTCCAGCGACTTCCCGTTCTCCTTGATCGACTCGCGGAAGTCGTCGAAGGATCGCTCTAGGTCAATGTTTGCCTGCTCCACCGACTTCGTCCTATCGAACGCGTCGCGATACGCGTCGGCGAGCTCGCGGAGCACTGCGGTCTGCGAGCGGAACGCGCCGGTGGTGCCGTGGACCTCGCCGCGGAGCCGCAGGACGGCCTCGGCCGCCGCGGCTATAGCCGTCGCGGCGACCTTCGTGTTCGACGCGTCGATCAGCGCCAGCGGCCCGCCGGTAAAACCGGCGATCTTGCGGGTGAGGGCGTAGGACTCCGACAGGTAGCTGACCAGGAACCCGGCCGCCGCAACCGTTCCCTCGATCGCGATGAACGCGTCGTGCAGGCCGACGCTGATCGCCTCGGAATGCTTGCCGACCTCCTCGAACGTCCGGCCCAACGACCGGCCCAGCGCGGGCAGGTCCTTGCCGAGGACGTCGAAGATCGGGCCGGCGTCCTCCACCATGGAACGGATCCCGGGCAGCAGGCCCTTCGTGAAGCCGATGCCGGCGTCCACCAGCGGGTCGACCAGTTTCGCCGACGCCCTCAGGGTTGCCTCGACCTCGGGCCTGATCTCCGCGCGCCACGCCTTGCCGGCCTTGCCGATGCCCGCGAGGGTCGGCTGCACGAACGTCTCGGCGACGATGGCCTTGAAATCACCGGCGACCGTACCGCCGAACTCCTTCGCGGCCGCCTTCACCTTCGGGTCTTGGAACGCACCGGCGATGCCCACCCCGACACCGCCGGCCCCGGCGCCGCCCACCAGCGCCGCGCCGACCACGGAGCCGATCAGGGGCGCCGCCGCGGACGCTCCGGCGACCAGCGCCAGCGTCAGCGGAGAGCCGACTGCCCGGGAGAACAGGCCGGCGAATGCCGCGCCGCTCTTGGCTCCCGCACCCGCGGCGGACGTTCCGGCGCCGACGGCCGCCACCTTGGCCATCTTGCGAGCGGCCTCGTCGGCCTCGTCGCCGACGTCGTCCAGTTCCCGGCGCACCGCGCGGAGTTTGGCCAGGGTCCGTTTCTCGTCGCCGAACGCCTTCTCCAGGTCGGCGCGCTTGACGTCGTCGGTGGCCCGCACGATCTCCCGGGCCAGTTCCTTGACCTTGCGGCCGGTGGCCTCGAGTCTCTTGTCGAGCACCGCGGCGTCGGACGCGGTGTCCTTCAACTCGTCGCCGAGCTTGCCGACCTTGTCGTCGAGCTTGTCGAAGCCCTTCGCAGCGTCGAGCAGGCCCTGGCGGTCGCTGCGGGTCTCAACGTCGAGGCGTACCGGGCGGGGCATCGGCTACCTCCCGGCCAGTAGCGCGTACGTGCTGAGTTCCCGGCGAATCTCGACGAGCCTCGCGCGGGCCTGCGAGTCGGACAGCCCACGGGCGTACCGCTCCGGCGCCGCCGGCTTGCCCCGGTGCCGGAAGGCCCGCGCCCGGGACACCCGGGCGCGCTCGTCCAGCTCCCGCTCGACCCCGCGCAACTCGGACCGTAGCTGGGCCTCACCGGGCCGGCCGGATGCCTCCGCGGCTACCTCCATCGCCTGCCGCATGCTCATCTGCGGGGCGGCTCGGCGGGCCAACGGCCGCCCGCCCAGCTCGTCGAGCCGCGCCTCGGGATCGGCCGGGTCAGAGGTAAAGGACGCCTCGACCAAATGACCGCGGAGAACCTCGTAGACCCTCAGCGCCGTCCGACCGTCCGGCGCCGGTCGCCGGTCCGTCAAGAGCTTGGATTCCTCGATCAACATCCTGAAACTCAGCCCCGGTGTCGGCCAGGACCTCACCGCCGAAATCACTTCGTGGGCGAGCGCCGTGTCCAACAGCAGCCCCGAGGCCCGCAGGCCGCCCGGGTCATCCGCCACCTCGCGCGCCCGGCCCAGCGCCGCAGCCAGCACCGGCGACCGGGTGTCGTCGTCAAGGAGTCCGTGGTTCAAAAGAACGGGCAGCGGGTGACCGGGCCCGGTGCCCTCGAAGAGCGGATCCATCGACGACCGTCGCAGGACGTGCCAGCACAGCGAGCCGTCCGTGTCGCGCGCCAGGGCCGGCACGTCGTACCTGAGCAGTAGGCCGCTCCATGTCAGCGAGCCGGCGCCGTAGCTTGCCCAGGCTGGCTGGCCGTGCCGCCGCCGCTCCTCGGCCGCCCGTACGGCTACCCGACTCGGCGCCGGCCGGGGCCTGCTCGTCGTCGGCGTGAACGCGAACTCGCGGATGACCGGCGCCCCGTAGAGGTGCGCGTACTTCGCCCGGCATTCCGCATCCTCGCGCTGCTGTGCGGTGGTCATCGTCATGCCGTTGCCTGCCTCTCGTCGCCCGTTGGATCCGGCCGGGCCGACCGTTACCGCCGGTCCTGACCCTGGCGCGGCACCACAACCGGTGATCCGGCACTCGACGTGGGCCGGATCATCGGTCAGCGAGAACTCAACGGGGGTGACGCGCGACAGCGCCACCGGACCGGTGCCGGCCACATGGGGAGTGATGGATCCGGGGGAGAGCCCAAGTCGCCCGGCCCGCACATCGGCGAGCAGGTCGTCGCGGTCCTCGGCGACATGACCGCGGACCCACAGACGCGGGCCATCAAGCCACCAATCGGTAATCCGGCCCACGTCCCCGGGCTGATGCCGGTAGCGCAGCGGCACCGAGTCCACATCGGCGGACTGGAACCAGTCGCGCAGACTATCGACGTGGAACATCGTCGTGCGCGGTACGCCGCCGAGCGACGACTCCCCCCACGAACCGAACACCATGCCAATACCCACGAACTCCCGCGGGCCGAGCGCTGGAGCCACCTTCATGGGCTGCCCTCGTTCGCCCGTGCCCGCCAGTACTTCCACTCCAGGCGCCGATCGCGGCCCGTGGGTATCGCCGCGTCCCGGGACCGAAAGCTCCTATCCTTGGTCCAGGCGACATAGCACGTCTCCAGGGCGTCCCACGCCGCGCGCGCGGCCTCGGTGGCCCGCCTGTCGTCCGAGACCGGCGACGTAGGGCGGAGAGCCAACTCGTCGGCGTCGAGGACCGCGTCACGTAGGGCCATCACCGCCTCGAATGCGTGAGTGGCGTCCCGCACCGCGCCAAGGAAGGACTCCGCGGCCTCGACTAGCTGTACGGCATGGGAACCGAGACGGACATCACCGGCCATGGCGGCCTCGCCGAAAGGTGCTGGTCATGCTGCCGCCCTCCGCTTCGCCCGCGCCGCCCACTGCTCCTGGCCGTCACGCCAGCCCAGCCGGACCGCCGCAACCGACCAGCGCACGGCGGCGGCGGTGACAAGGACGACGTTCACGGTCAGCCAGCCGACAAGCCAGAACACGGCGGCGATCGCGGTCAGCACGCCGCGGCGGACTTCGACGGGGCGGACTTCGATCCGCTCGACCAGCGCCGTCATCGGCTACCTCCTCGCCCGGTGTGGCGCCGGACGGCGACGAGGCCCGCGCCGGGCGAGGGTTTTGGGCCTCAGGTTGGTCGACGCGCCCATGTCCGAATGAAAGCTGCACCAGGAGGCCGCCCGGCGCCACGCTCCCAGTGTCCCATGTGCTGATGTCTGGATGTCAGGACAACACGCCAAGTGTGATCGTCACGCTCTGTCATCGTGATCCGCCTCCCGCATGTGTGGCGTAGAGCAGGGATTGACAGGGGTGGATGGGGGGAGGGCCAACGGCATCAGGGCAGGGCGCCGCGACCCAGGTCACCCTCGCGCTTCGCCTTCTCTCGGACCTCAATTGATCTTGCGTGTCCGGTTTGTCGGCCGACCCTGAATCGGACCACGATTCGGCCTTTTCGATCTTGGCTCACGGTCACGCTCCGTGGTCGTCCACTGTGGACTCTTCATCGACGGCCATGAACGCCTGCCGCTTGCGCTCGATCCGGGCTCGCAGGACATCGAGCACCATCACGCCGTGCTCGGCGCACCATTCCTTCCAACCCTCGTCACACTGGAGCACCCACTCCGGCACTACCGGCGGCCGGTTCCGGTTGCGGCGCCTCACGAGTGCACCCGCCTCGGGTCGATCCGGCCGGTCAGATGCGCCGGGTCGGCGTAGAGCCGGTTCATCGCGTCGAGTCCGCCGTGCCGCAGCGCCCACCGTTCGCGCGCGGCGGCCCACCGGTGGTGAGCCTGTACCGCGTGGAACACGTACCGGTCCTCGGCCGTGGCGTACGGCTCGTGCGGTGCCGGTGCGCGGTCCTCGTCCGGGCGCCACCAATCGGCGACCACGAACCGGGCCAACATGTCGGGCAGCTCGGGCAGCGTCGGCCCGGTACGTCGGCGTCTCATGACCGCCCGCCCTGGATCACCCGGACCTGGTACGGCGCCCTGGCCGCACCTCGCCGCTGAGGCCGTTTCACCGGCGCGTCCTCGTCCTGCTCGCCTTCGGGCAGCCGCAGCGTCGCGAGCTGTCGGGCCAGGGCCAGCCGCTGGTTGCGCGCCTCGGCGACCGCCGGGTGCAGCCGGATGTTGACCGGGCTGATCTGCAACATGAGACCCTCGCGCTCGACGAGCGCGTCTAGCTCGGCGATGCGGTCCTTGGTGCGCACGATCTGCTCCAACAGCAGCAGTTCGTGCTCGGCCATCTCGTACGCCTCGGTCGTCGCGGCCCAGAACTCCCGGCCGTCCGGGCTGACGCCTTCCGGTGCCGGTGGTGGTGGTACGTCGCGCGGCGGTGCGACGTCGGTCTTACGTTTCTTCGCTGCGGTCATGGGTGCCTCCCTGGGTACCGCTGGGGTTGGTTCGGTCTCGGGCTGCCGGGGTCGGGCCGTTCGCTCGGCTGCGGCGCGCACAGCGGGCGCGGCGGACGGTTTCGGCAGGGTCCGACGACGCCGTCCGCCGTCCCTTTTTGCGCTATTGCATTGCCGGCACAAAACGCTGAGGTCGCCGTCCTCGTCTCCGCCCGCGCCGACCGCGGCCACGTGGTCCGCGGTGAGGTCGACCGCGGCGTGCGCCGGGCACTTCCAGCCCGGGCACACCCAGCCGAACTCCGCGATCCACTGCTCGACGGCGCGCTTGCGGCGTCGTCGTTCGGGCCAGCCGTACCCGGGTCGACCCCGCGGCAACGGCATGGTGGCGCGGTGGCACGAGCGGCACCGGAAGCCGTAGCAGGGCTGCGCGCAGTCGGCACACGGGTGTTTCGGTCGGTGCGGATAGCCCCCGGCCTTCATCGCTCGCCACCTTCGCCGAGGATGCGGGCGACCGCCGACCAGGTTCGCCCGATCTCGGTCAGCTCCAGGTACTCGGCGAGGACCGCGAGCAGTTCCTCTACGGGCATGTCCATCACCCTGCCCTCGTCGTAGCCGAGCCCACCCGCGGCCCGCAGTATCGGTTCGATGTTCACTGGTCCTCCATTTCCGCGCCGCGTAGCCGGGCCCACATCGACATGTCGAGCAGCATCGCTCGGTACGCGGCCACGTCGCTGTCGTAGAGCGACATGCCTAGATGCCAGCACACGGAGACCAGGCCGGCGATGACCGCGAGCGGGTCTTCCGGTGCGTCCCGCTCCGCGGTGGCCGGATCGCCGTCCCAGTCGAGCCGCTCGACGAGCAGGTCGAGCGCTGCCAACTGCGCGGCCGTCGCCGCGTCCAAGTCGTTCATCGCCGCTCCTCCAGCCTCCAGTGATGAAGGCACCGAACGTCGCCGGAGAGCGCCGGCCGGCGGCAGCTGTGGACGTGACACCGCCGCTTGACCGCGCCGGGTTCGACGTAGTTGTAGGCGGACTCCCGCTTGTCACCTCGGCCGCGTCCACGTCCGCGCGAACCCCGGGCCGTCACGACTGCTCCCCGGTGCTCGGTGCCGGACGTCGTAGCGCCTCGGCGTGCCGGCGGCATATCAGGGTGCCGGCCTCGACCGCCTCGGCGCAGCCGGCCACCACGCACCGGGATGCGGTACGGCGGACCGGCCGCGGTCCGAGGCGGTTCGGTCGGCGGGTCACGGGACCAGCACCCGCATCCGGACGGCCCGGATCATCCGGTGCCGCTCGTCGGTGCTCAACTGGTCCAGGTCGCTGATCCGCCTGCCGGTCAGCCGCGACGCGATGGTGTACCGGTCGCGGTAGAGCCCGGTTCGGTGTAGCTCGGCGACGAGGACGGTGAGCAGGTACTCGGTCATCAGGGCTCCTCCAGGTAGAGGTTCCACAACAGCTCCTCCGAGTGGGACAGAGATGTACGAGGGGGCGGGTAGGAGTGCCCGTGATGGTCGTCATCGTTGGCCTCCACTCCGTGGGGGTTGGGGGATGGTTGGTACATCTGAGTCCTACTTTCGGGCCAGTGCTCGCGTAGCCATGTCGTCGCCATCCACAGGTCCGGGGAGTTGGTGCCGGCGCCGGTCTTCGACCGCTCGGCCACCTTCAGCAGAGACAGGTCTTCCAGGTGCCGGGAGGCGGTCTTCGTCACCATGCCGACCGCGGCCGCGATGGTCGCGGTACGCACAGGCTCGCCGTGGCGCAGTAGTTCGCGGATCAGCGTGGTCCGCACGGCGGGAGCGCAGTCGATAGCAACCCGGGCAAGTACGGACCACGCGGTGCCCTCGTCGCAGCCGATGGCGACCAGGCCACCGAACAGCCGGGCGTACGCCTTCACCAGCCGCCCGGGGCCCTCGATCTGGGGCAGGTACAGAACCTCTTGCGTGTAGCCGTCACGTTCGACGCCGGTGCGCGTCCGGGCGGTGTAGACAGCCAGCGCCCCAAGCTGGTCGGCCTGCTCGTCTGTCCACTCGCGGTTGACCCGGCCGCGGTCGGCGTGTTCGACGAGTCCGGCAAGGGCTTCGCGCAGCTCTCTGCGCATCCGCTGCTCGTGCTCGCCGTGGCGCAGGGCGGCGCGGTAGGCGGCCTCAGCGTTGACGTCGGGCATGCGCAGCATGAGGAACCGGTCGCCGAGCGCGGAGATGACCGCGCCGTACCGGTCGATGGCAGGGGTGACTCCGCCAACTAGGCCAGCTTTGCCGGTCCAGGTGAGCATCCGGCCGCCGTCGGACCCGACCGCGCGGTCCCATCTGCCGTCGTACACCTCGCGTAGTGCGGCGAGCGCTTCGGCCCGGGTGTCGCGGTTCTGCGCGAGCACCGACGTGAAGTCCTTCGCCAGGATCACCCCGAAGTCCCCGATCTGGCGCAGTAGGCCACCGGTGGCGTCCTTGGCGCGGTCGCGTTTGCTGGTGCCGGACAGCAGGCTCGACGCGGTGAGCGTGGACGCGGACCGCACCCACGGCAGCCGTCCGGCGGCCGACAGCAGCTCTGTCTTGCCGGTTGAGGGTGCGCAGACCAGCAGCAGCCACACGGGGTCGCCGGGTGCCCGGTTGGCGACCAGCGCGGCGGCGAGCGCGTACAGCGGCGCCGGGTCGTCGAGGTAGAGCCACCGGCGGAACACGGTCACCGTGTCGTCCAGGGTGGACGGTGCCGCCGGTGGGGCCGCGGGGGTGAGCTGTTCCTGGATGTCGACCGGTGCGGCCGGCCGGTCTCGAGCATCACGGACCAGGTCCTCGACAGCCCCGCCGTCGGCGAGGTAGTCGTCGAGTCCGACCTTGTCGCCGTCACCGGCGGGCAGGTACACGTACGCCACGGTGGCGCCTCGGCGGGTCAGGAACCCGCCGAGGCGGACCAGCGCGTCATGCACCTGCCGCTTGGTCATCACGTCGGAGTCGAAGCACAGGAACACCTTTCGGCCTTTGAGCGCGACCGATTCCCAGAACGCGAGCACGGTTGCGCCGCCGGTGTCGTTGGTGCCGCGCCAGTTCCATACGCCGAGCAGCCCGAGGCAGCACAGCCCGGCCGACACGGCTGCGTCGGCCTTGCGGACGCCCTCGGTGACCCACAGCGGAACCGCCGGATCCCCCAGCTGTCCACGTGCGCCGGGCGGCACGTCCACGGCCATCCTCGTCCCGTTGGGCGTCTCGTACTTCACGGTGTTCCCGGCCTGCGTGGTCCGTGGGCTGTCCGGCCGGTACTGGTGCAGCGCGACCGCTCCGGTCTCGTCGTAGACCGGCACGAGCAGACCGGGCACCCGCTGCTGGTAGCCGGCGAAGCCCAACTCGGCCAACCGCTTCTTGACGTCGACGGTGACGTACCCGCGGGCCTCGGCGACCTCGGGCGAGATCGCCGAGTCGGCAAGCATCTGCGCGTGCCGGTCGAACAGCCGCGCGCCATAGCCGCTCACCGGCGCCGCCGGTGCATCGGGAAGGGGATCACCTTTGCCAGCACGGCGTCTGGCTCCGGCGGGGGAGGCTCCGCCCACGGATCCGCCCACGGACTGGCGTCCCGCGAGTCGGCGGCCGCGTCATCGTTGTGCGGGCAGCCGCGGGCGCGGCACCAGCCGGGCGGCTCGCCGTGGTCGCACGTGTAGTCGTGGCCGTAGGGGATCACGGCGCACCGTCCGGTGTGGACTCCGTGGGGAATTCCCCGGCAGACGTGGGGAGTTCCCCACGCTCCCGCCGGAGGACGCCCACGGTCTTGTGATCGCAGCCGGCCAACTCGGCGATGCGCCGATCCGACGCGTCAGGGTTGGCCTCGATCGCGCGCAGGATCCGGCGACGCTTGCGGTCCGCCGTAGTCAACGGGGTGAGCAGTTCACCGGCCACGCCTTCCGGCGGTTGCCAGCCCTTCACCCCGAGGTCCTGCAGCCCGAGCGCCGGGATGAGCTGGTCGGCGGTCGGCAGGGCGGCCACGAGGTCCCGGGCCTCGTCGGTCTCCAGTCCGCCGACCACCAGCGCGGTCTCCACGTCCAGCGCCTTGGCGTCGATCAGGGTCTTCGCCTGTTTGGTCAGCGCGGCCAGCTTCGTCTGAGCGACCTTGCGCAGCTCCGCCCGCCGCTTCGGGTCGCCGAACGACCGGGATCGGGACATCCAGTAGGTGTTCAGGGTCGGCGCCTGCGAGGCGGGAATCCCAAGGTCGGCGCACCGGGCGACGATCAGCTCGTTCGCCTTCCTCGCCGCCTCCTCGGCGATGACGATGGCCTCGGCCCACAACTCGTCGCGCCGGGAGTACTCCGCGGCGACCTGGTCCTCTACCTCGGCGAGGAGGATCCGCTCGCGCGTCTCGGTTTCTTGCTTCGCCTGCCGCGCCCGCAGCCTCACCAGCCGGATGAGGTTGTCGCGGTCGGCCTTCGTCATGCGCTCGCGCTCGGTCATCCGGCACCACCCGGAGTGGAGAGCCGGTGTCGCCACACGCCACTGAAGCTGTCGTACCAGGCCCAGACCGGCCGGTCACCATCCAGCTCGGCCATGTCGTGGTTGTCCAGGTCGACGATCGCGAGCTCGGGATCCGGGATCCGGTCGTCGACGTTGCGGGCGAGCATGATGTCGAAGGCGGCCTCGTCGACCTGGTCCCGGGCCTCGGCGAGGTCGTCGAAGGCGTACTTCGTCAGGATGCGCCCGGTGTCGAGGCGGATCGGTGCGTACCGCATCTCACTCATGCGGCACCTCGGGCGTGTCCACGCCGACGCCGTCAATGAGCGCCTTCGTGATGGCGCGCATCTGCTCGTCGGAGAGGCTGCTGTTCTCCTTCACCTCAAACCCGAGGCGCTCCGAGGAGTACTTGCGTCGAGCTTCGGATGTCGCGTAGCCGCGCTTCCGGAACTCGATCATCAGCGTCTGCAGGACCGGGTTCTGCGGCGCCTTCCCGTCCGCGGTCTCGGTGCTCCGGCGCCGGGGAGCGGCTGGTCGCCGCCGCGGCTCGGACTCCTCGACCGCCGGGGGTTCCTTGCGCCACAGGTCCAGCGCCACACCGAAGCGCATCGCGCCGTTCCGGATGGCGTCGCCGATGGCTTCCTTCACCGCGTCGCCGCCGCGCTTGCCCGCGGCGTCGCCGTACCCGAGGCGGGTCACCCCGCCCACGGTCAGCAGGATCCACATACCGCCGTTCTCGTCGATCGCCGGCAGGCCGCGCGGGTCGAGCGCCAGCGGCGTCCACGTCCACGCCGGGTCGGCCTCGAGGAGGCGGTCGGTCACGTCGGCGTGCCCGACGTAGTCCAGGTGCAGGTGTGCACCGGTGATCCAGTTGCCGCACTCGTCGCACCGGGTCTTGCTGTGCTGCTCGCAGACTCGCGTACGGGCGTCGCGGCAGGCGGCACAGGTGACCCGTGGGAGCTTGCCGACCTTCTCCGGCGGGAACGGTGCCCGCAGGATCGCGGCTACGTTCACGGCGTTCTCGGTGGCCTGCGGTACTCTCGCGGTGGTGATGTCGGGACCGGCCTCGTGGTGGGGGCCGGTTCTTTCGTCTGTTGGGTCCATCGGGTGGCCTTCCTCGGCCGCCCGGAGGAAGTGACCATGGACGCGTGTCGATTAACGTCGGGTCACCGTCCGGCTACGGCCGGTAGGTGGGCCCGGGTGGGCGGCAGAGCCTGCAAGCGTTGACCGCCCACCCGGGAGTCCGGAGTGGGCGGCCTAGTCGGGCGCGATCAGATCCTCGAGCGAGAGCCGGCGACGTGCCAGCGCGAGACGGACGATGCGTGCGGCGCGTTGCAGCTTGGCCGGATCATCGATGGCCCGTTCCGCGGCGTACTGCTTGACCGCCTCGACGGCGGGCGCGGTGTTGGTGCGCTGCTCGCCGCGGGCACCGATGTGAGTGGACACGGAACGCTCCCGTCAGGGAGCCGGTATACAGATCTGTATACCGGCTGACCGTGACAGAAGCTTGGCCTTACCGGACCACCTGGGGTCCACGCGCATCGCGCCGTGCGGGGGTTTTGGTTCCGCCCGCGGCATGCCGTCCGGCTACCTGCTGACGCTTCCGGTTGTCTGGTCAGGTTTGCGAAATCGCAAACCGGCCAAGGCCCTCCGCGCCCCGATCCCCGCCTGGAGGACCGCTGGCGTTACGGTAACACGACTTGAGTCACCGCGTGCGCCAGGCGATGTCGACCCGGTTCGTGTCGAAGCCTTTCGTCCCAGGCTTGGCCCGCTTCACGATGACCCGCTCGACGAACAAGGACACGATCTCCCGCCGTTCGTCGAGGTTCATTGCCTCCCATCCGGCCCGGATCAGCGTGGGATCCACATGCGACACGGCCGCGGGGATGCCGGCGAGGGTCTGTCGCAACTGCTGCTCGTGCTCGGCCAGCGCCCGCCGGGCGGTCTGCCACTCCGCCGCCGTCAGGTCCTGCGCGGCCCACATCGCTGCAAGGTCGTTGCGCTGGTCGTCGATGCCGCGCAGCTCGCGCACGATGCGGTCGCGCTGGTCGGCGTGGTCGTCGGCGGCGAGCGCGGCCAGAAAATCTGGCTTGTCCAACTCGTCGAGCAGCAGGTCGACGACGTGCTGCTCGAGCTGCTCGCCCATGATGCCGACGCACGCCCGGCCGCCGGCCTTCGGGTGGCACAGGTAGTACGGCACGGTCCGGCGGCCGCCCTTGAGTTGCTTCATCGACGCGACCAGCGGCGCACCGCACACACCGCATACGGCCAGTCCGCCGGTGAGCAGGTAGCGGCGGCCCGCCCACCGGCTCGCCCCGGACACCGGGTAGGCGGTGCCGTCGGTACAGGCCACCACACGCGGCGCGGCGAGCCTGTTCCGCACCGCGTGCCAGGTCTGCTCGTCGAGGATCGGTTCCCACACGCCCTTGCCGACGATGCGGCCCTGATGGACCCGCAGTCCGGCAACGGTCGGGTTGGTGAGCATCTTCCGGACCGTCCAGCCGGCGATCCTGCCGCCGTGGGCGCCGCGCAGACCTTGGCCATCCAGAACGGCGGCGACCCGGGCCAGCGACCAGCCGGCGAGCACCTTCTCCGCGGCGTCGCGGATCACGGCGGCCTGCTCGTCCACAATGGCGAGAGTCTTCTTGCCTTGCTCGTCCAGGGTGTGGCGGTAGCCGTACGGGCGCGCCCCGGCCGGGCGGCCCTCGGCCGCGATCTCGGCCAGCCGGTCGTTCACCCGGCGCCGCAACTTGCGCACCTCTCCGGCCGCCAGCACTGCCTTGATACCCGCAACCTCGTCCCGCACCCGCACGGTGCCGTCGCGGTTGGTGTGCAACTCGGTGATGCCGGCGGCGTCCAGCTCGGCGGCGAGCGCGAACCACTCGACCTCGCGGCGCTCAAGTCGGGTCTGTTCGACGACCCACAGCCGGGCGACGTCGCCCTGGACGATGGCGGCCCGCAGCTGTTCGTAGGCGGGACGGTGGTCACCGTTGGCAGCCGATATGCCGGCGTCGGCGAACACGCGGACGGGCAGGTCGGGCCAGGCCGAGGCGGCGTAGTCGCGGCCCCACTTCTCCTGTAGGTCGACGCCCTCGTACGAGCCGTCGGGGCGGGGCGAGAGTCGGCAGTAGATCGCGGCGTACCGGGTCATGCCCTGAGAATGACAGTGGTTGCGTCTTGACGCAAGCTAGAGTCGGGTGCATTGTGGGAATGCACCACCAAGTATCAGACGGGGCCGGCGGGTGTTACCAGCACCCGGGACCCGGCCCCTACCGAGAAACGAGGTCTCGGCTATGACCAGAATCCCATCCCTGACCCGGATCACCTCCACCCTCGGCGCCGGAGCGGTCGCCGGCATCGCGGCCTGGTCGTCGTGGTCCCACCAGGTCCACGTCGCGACCATGGTCGGCGAGCGTGCCGAGGTGGCGTACTTCCTGCCGCTGTCCGTCGACGGCCTGCTCGTCGTCGCCTCCGCCGCGATGGTCGACGACAAGCGATCCGGCCGTACGCCGCGCTGGTCCGCCCGGATCGCCTTCGCGGTCGGCGTGCTCGCCACCGTCGGCGCCAACGTCGCCAGCGCCCAGCCGACCTGGGGCGCCCGGCTCGTCGCGGCGTGGCCCGCCGTGGCGCTGCTGCTGGTCGTC